TATTGTTTATTCTTAAACTGAAAATCTACATGACTATCTTCTGCCCAATCTTCTTTCAGTTTATCAAATCTATTACGAAGAGTTTCAAAGTTCATTCAAATTTCTGATGTTTCTCATTAAGTATATCGTACTTCTCATACTTGAACGTAACGTCAGCGAGTAAGTATTCCACATCTCCTACTGTAGCATCAAATGGTACTCCTGACAAGCTAACAGGGAACATATTTTTAAACTCTACTACATGATTTATATTTTGATGTGAGGTAAGAATGAATAACCTCGCACTAGAATATAAATCTTTTGTTCCTTCAGCAGTTCTTTGTTCAGATAATCCGTAAGTCCTAATCCAGTTATGAACAGAGTAATAATTTTTTAGTTCTTCATCTATCATAAACCTAACAGACAAATCACCAAACTGTACACCACCACTACCAGCAATAGGTATTCTTCTGTATGGTGTATCCACTTCAGCAATTGGCATTGAGATGTCTGGTATAGAAGCAGACTGACAAAAGAAATCCACACCATGAAATATCTCTAGGTCTAATTTAAAACCTACAGGTATCAAAAAATTTCTATTTTTTGGTTGCTCATTATACCATTCAGCAGCCATATCAACTTCCCAAGCTATCTATTATTTATACTACAGTAAGTTAGGTCTTCTGCCTTACCCAAATCATCAAGTGTCCACGTATTAAATGATATACTATATCTATCTTTATCAGATTGATTCATTCTAACACCATGAAAAAGATTACTAGGAAATAAAATTAAGTTTCCTGATTTAACTGGTGCTTGCATTATATCAGCATTGTATAAATTCCTATCATCAAAATTTAAACAAATCGCATTTGGTTTTTGATAATTACAAAAGTGAATAAAAGGTTGTTCACCAAGTGCAAACTCTGGATACCATACACCACTAACTATACTATTTGGATGGTAATGCTCTGGATGATATCCACCAGGTTTAGCAACATTTAACCAACACTGTGTAATATACAATTGTGTTTGAGATTTATATATGTTTTTAACATAGGTATCAATAGCAATCTCAAAAAAATCTCTAATACGTTTGAGTTCTGTTAGACGCATCAAAAATGTATCTGCTGACACACCTCTATTGTATGCTGCATCATTTATACTATCACTTAATGGTAAATTTTTTAAAAATTCTAGTTCTTTACTGTAATCAAATACACAGTGCTCGTAATAAACTGGCACTGGAAACAAATTCATAACTTGGTTTTGTCTCATAATAAATCATTTAGTATACCACCAGTATGGACCTTCACCAGGACCGCCTGTGTAATCATCATCGTCATCATCATCCCATGTGACTTTAATGTGTGGGGGTTTCTTTTTCTTCCAACTATTAACCGTAATAACTGTAGCAATGGTAGCAGCAGATACTATAGGTGAAGCGAAGAGTAGTATCTTCTGTAACATTAGTAATGGTATTCGTCTAGTATGTCCAATGCACTATTTAGAGCTTGTTGTGCTGCCCACCTTTCGGTTGATGTCCACTTAGGCCAAGCCATCTTAGTATCTATATCTCTTTTGAGTTTCAACAGTCTTGCTGTCATGTCAACTTTGGATAATCTACCGTTCATATTCAGCCAACTGTTATATCATATTATACTATATTTAATAAAAAAGGGGAACCTTTCGGTTCCCCTTGAGTTGATATCGTGACCGTAGATCACATAAGGTTTGCAACACGTACACGTCTGTAGTACTGGTTAAGACCTGATCCGAGTGCCTCAGCATCAGGAGTACCGTTCGCTTTAACAACGAATGGGTTAGCAACCATACCATAACGTGTCTTAAATCCAATCTTGGGCTGGAATGTGTCTGGACCAATTGATCTGACCATTTGTAGAGGTACATATGGGCAGTAGAATAGTCCTGCATCATAAGGTGAAGAACCTTTGTATCCTACAACGTAGTAATGAGTATCAGATACGTTAGCAGAATAAGGATCAACAAATACCTTGATGCGTCCGTTGATTGTACCAACAAGTAGATTACCTGTGTCATCAACTTCACCGATGGAAGGACCACCAGCACCAGTTAGACCTGAAGAGTAATCAAGAGTACCACTCATAGCAAGAGCAGAAGCTACATCAGCAGAAGTGATGATGAAGTTCCCTTTTCCTCTACGAGTTTCCTGTGCGATTGCGTTGGCATCTCTTTCAACTTGGAACATAAGTCCCTTGAATTTTTCAACCGACCATCTGCCGTTTGAGTCAACGTCTAGGTCAAATACACCAGCATTTGCCACGTTGTTCTTTGCTCCAGACTTAGCAACTGTGTAAACTGTTCTTACAACTTCACGGTTGATTTCAGCAAGGATCTCACTAGACAAGATGTTAGCAAGTTCTTGCTCGGCATCTAATCCGTGGATTGCTTTCAAGTCTTGAGCGAGTTCTAGTGTGTACTCAGCTTTTAGAGCTCTTGTCTGTGCAGTCACAGAGGTCTTCTCTATGCTGAATGACATTTCTCTGAAGAGCTTTCCAGATTCTCCTAACGCTTCAGCGTCTTCACGAGCCATTCTGGTAGCACCATTGTCATAGTTACCAGCGGTAATACCACCACCAGTAGCATCGTTCAATAGTCCTGGGTTAGATCCAGCAGCAGGGTTCGCTGTATCATAAGCGTTTGCTGTAGCATCATATCCACCAGAGAAGTCAGCGTCAGGCTCATTGAATAGAGCTTCTGGACCAGACTTAGTTTCGTAGTGAGACTTCATTGCGAAGATAAGACCTGTAGGTCCAGACATTGGCTGAACACCGCAGATATCATAAGCAACGAGGTTAGGCATTGCACGGCGAATCAAGCTGATCAGAACAGGGTCAAATCCAGCAAGTCCACCTGTCTGTGTAGTTAGTCCACTACCAGACAATCCACTAGCACCGATAGCACCAGCAGCGTTGCCACCTGATCCACCAGCTTCGTTGATCATTCCACGCTCTTCACGTAGGAATCTTTCTTGGTTTTCTAACAGAACTGCGGTAACCGCTTTCTTGTAATTATCCTTGATGGCAGCAGTGCCTTCATGACTTAGAACAGGGTTCCACTTTTCTGTCAGAGCTTTTGCGTTAAACATTTGTTTAATCTCTCTGTTTAAAAGTTAATTATTATCTATTTCCAACGAGCAAGTGCAGCAGTGTACGCATCCATTGCTGGATTTGTAGCAGGTGCTTCTACTCCCTCAACTGGGGTTTCATCAGCAACTTCTGAGGTTGCAGGTGCAGGTGCGTTTTCTTTGAAGTATGCTTCCTTGAAAGTTGTTACCTTCTTAGTGAAGTCTTCTTCAGATACGAACTCAACTGCTTCAGCAAGTTTGCTGAGTTTGTCCTTCTGAGTATCTGCCAATCCTTCCGAAACTGTGTTCAGAATTTCTTTTCTTGCAGACTCATTTAGACGAGCTTGAAGTTTCACGTTGGACTTGACCTGTTCGTCTAGTCTTTCTTCCATCTCACGAATTGATGCAGCCATACTTTCTACCGCATCCACTTTGTCGTCTGGGATAGAAATATAGTGCTCTTCAAAGAGATTCTTAAGACCTACCATGAAGTCTTCAGTAATCTCAGTCTTTATACCATTGTCAACGGCGAGTTTGTTCTCTTCCATCCATTGAGCAACAGCGTAGTTCACTGTACCATTAACATCTTCAGAAAGATCCGCTTTCGCAACTTCAATCTTTTCTAAAGTTTCTTTGGCAAAGTGTTCTACAATCTTGTCATGCTCTTCTGATAGTTTTGCCTTGACAGCAGCTTCAAAGATAGTCTTTGCTTTCTCGGCAAACTCTTCAGAGAGTTCGGTTCCCTCTAGGAGGGCTTTTACATCGTCTGATACATCCACAGATTCATACGATGGTTTAATTGGGTACTTAACGTCTGGACCTTTAGAAGTTCCGTGTGTTATTTCAGCACCAAGGGAATTTGGACCTGCCTCATCGCCAGGCTTACCAGAAGAAGATGTCTCACTACCATCTTGAGATACAGGAGCAGATGCTTTAGCACCAGGATTTTGCTCACCTTCACCTTTAGCAGCATGAAGAGGAGGTGACTGGGATCCACCCAAGTCGTTTCTTGATTGTCCATTGGCAACAGCCTCTGGAACTTTAGGATCAGAACCTGATGGTTCATCCTTTCCGCTTGATCTCTGTTGGGGATCACCCGAAACAGTTGGGTTTTCGGAACCAGTTCCTGGAACTACTGTTGCAGTTACCGTTGGCATAGGATCTTGATATTCTTTGAGAACATCAGCCTGTGCGGTGGCGAATTCCTCAAACTTTTCGTTTAATGTATTTGACATCGTAAGTCTTCCCTGAAATTACTGTGAATAATCTATGTTTATTTATTAAATCTACAAACCTGAAAGGAAGTCACCAAACACTTTAAGTGTTCTTTCCTCTAGGTTTTGACGTGTAGCGTCACTCATATAACGCTGATATTTAGCAACCTTTGTCTCCTTGAGTATGCCATTATCCCAGACCCACTCTTTACCTTCCATGATTCCATTGACGAAAGCATCTGGTGCGGAAGGATCAGCAACAATGTCAGCAGCAGTTGCTAACATGAAGTCATCCATGACCACATTACAGTCTTCACGTCTATCAATAGAACCCATACCTCTAGATGAAACACCAAGTTTTACACCTTCACCTAAAAGTGATGATGCAATTTTACCCATTGGGGTATCTAGAATTTGTGCTCTTCCGATGAAGTTAGTACCTTCAGCAGAAAGCGATGTGATTCTGTGGGAAACACGGTCAAGGTTAACAGTAGGACCGTCAGGATGACCCAACTCCCCAAGAGCACGTGATGTTTTAATGTACTCTTCATTGTAACGATTGACCTCCTTCTCTAGAACTGGGAATGGATACATACGTCCATTGCGGTTCTTTAATTCGGATTGAAGGAATACTCCCTCAATATAGAGTTTTTTATCAGCACCTTTACCTTCGGTGATGACCTCTACATTTTCAATCGCTTCCGTTATCAGTTTCATTTGAAGGTTCCTCTGGTTTATCTTCTACTTCTGGTTCATCAAAAAGTGTGTTTGCTACAGATTGTTTGTACTTTCCGATAGCATCACTTGATCTTGCATAAAGTAAATCTTGAAGTTTGTCTATAGCGTCTGCACGTTGGTTATCAGCAATGTGAGTTACAACATCCATGACACCTGCTTCAGGAGTCACATCATCAATCTTCGTTTCTTCAGCCATAATAATTAATTATTTAGTATTACTCGTAGGTTTAGGTTGAGCTTTCGCTAATTGCAATTGCTTTTTGTGAGCATCATCCGCAGCTGCTTGATCAAGTGCTGCTTGATCATCTGCTTGCTGTGATTGAATCTCTGGAGCATATGCTTGGTTCATGCGATCCATCTGATCCAACTGAGTGACATTGATTGGATCAAGTGCAAGACCCTGTTCAATCTCCTTCTGCATTTGCTTATCAATTTCCTTGAATTCTTTTTCAGACTGTTCAAGAATATGACGGCGAACATACTCAATGGAATAATATTTACCAACAAATACATCCATCTGAGTTGCAAGATTAATTCGTGCTAACTGCATTTCTTTCTCTTTCAACTCATTGAAATGATTATCAAAGAGGAAATCATATTGAATATGCTCCTTCATATCATCCCAATCTTCAGGAGAAATTACTCCTTTAAGAATGAGTTGCGTCTTAACAAAATCGTGAAAGAGTTCCCCAAATCTTTTACGAAGTCTTCCAATGAACTTCGTGAACTTAAGTTCGTCACGGAGGACTTCAGTGGTTTTACCGAGGTTGAATCCTTTGTTATCGTCTGTGAGCCTTGAAGGAGGAAGATTGAGAGAATTATAAAGCTTCTTTTTAAAA